GTTTTTGAAAGTGCTTCATCTTTACATATGAATCCTGCATCCACAGTTTTTGATAGCAACTCTAATAAGGTAGTAATTATTTACAATGATAATGGAAACTCAAATTATGGCACAGCTATTGTAGGAACGGTTAGTGGTACTTCTATAAGTTTTGGATCTCCTGTTGTATTTCAAAGTTCTTATACACATTATCCGGGAGCAGCTTTTGATAGCGACAACAATAAAGTTGTTATATTTTACCTCGATCAAGGTGCAAGTGTTTTTAAATCTATTGTTGGAACTGTAAGTAGCACATCTATTAGTTTTGGTACTGCTACAAGTTCTGGTTTGACAAATGGTTATACTCCCGGCGTTTGTTACAACACTAGCACTGATAAAGTTAATGTGTTTTATAAAAAATACGCTAGTCCTAATGAGGGTGTTTTTCATAGCGGAACTGTAAGTGGCACATCTATTTCATTTGATAGTGCAATAACAATTACTAGTGATGCTGTGCATAATACTACAGCCGTTTTTGACAGCAACTCAAATAGAACAGTCTTGGGATACAGAGATGGTGGTGATGACAAAGGAAAGAGTGTTGTCATGTCACCTACAACTTCTAACTTCACCACAGAAAACTATATTGGCATAGCATCAGGTGGATCATATGCAGATGGACAGAGCGTAACTGTAGATACGATAGGTACAGTAAATGCTGATCAGTCTAGCTTAACAGCAGGGCAACAGTATTTTGTACAGGAAGATGGTACACTTGGATTAACAGCAGACAGCACAAGTGTCGTAGCAGGTACTGCCATATCTGCAACAGAATTAATAGTAAAGGAATGATTTATGATGGAAGAAATATCACCAGTAATTTTCTGGAACGTAGTATTAACGCTGGTAATTGCACCTGCAATATGGATGTTTAGAAATCTTATGGGAGAGGTTAAGCGCATAGATATATTGTTAAATAGAACAAGAGAGGAATATTCTACTAAACAGGAATTACGCGAGGACATGAAGATGGTGACAGATGCCTTGCATCGTTTAGAAGATAAGATTGATAAGGTATTAGAAAAAGGTAATTAGCAATGGCACAATTAGCAGGTTTTAAAGAAACAGGAATGCGTAAGATAGCTGACAGGATGGGCTATAGAGGTCCAATGACAGGCTTTACAGAATACTTAAATGCTAATCCTGATAAACAACAGATGATGAATAGCTACGTAAACAAAGCTATGCTTATGGCTAGTGGTGGTTATGTGCGTAAGTTTCAAGAGGGTGGGTTTAATCTGCCTGAAGGTTTTAATACACAAGAGTATCTATCGGCAAATCCCGATGTTTTACAAGCTATATCACAGGGTCAGTTTTCTAGTGCAGAAGATCACTTTAGAAAGTTTGGTGGTGGTGAGCAAAGATTAACTCAGCTACCACAAGGATTTGACCCTTATCAATATGCAATAGCTAATCCAGATGTAAGTGCTCTAGTTCCTATTAATCCAGAAACAGGAGGTAAAAGTAGTGCTAAGTTAGCTGAAGAAGGACTAAAGCATTTTAGAGAGTTTGGTTTTAAAGAAGAAAGAGATCTTGGTACTGGTGTAACACAAACTTTTGTACCCCCACCATCAGATGATAGAGATACTGTCACGACTACACCAGAAGCAGGTACAACTACTCCACCTACAGATACTGTCACACCTGATCCTAGTGCAGGTACTACAACAGGTGTAGACACACAGCCTACACAACCTATACAGCCTGATCCTAATCGTACCTTTGCGACATTTCAGGATTTGCAAACTGCACCTAGAGAAAGTTTAACTCCAGAACAAGTGCATATACTTAACTTTTATTCTAACACTCCAGAACAACAACAAGCTATAAATCAAATGCCACAATTTCGTAATGCACAGTTACCTGTTGGACAGTACCAGCCGGGGGTAAGAACAACTGCACCACCACCAGAAGGTACAGAAGCAGGTGCTACAGGTACTGGCTCTGTAAATGGTGCAGTAATATTAGCAAATAGACCTGACATAGTACAAGCTATAGCAGGAGGTGAAACTTTTGGTATAGATCCTGCAACACTGCAAGGGTTATCTGAAGAAGAAAAAAATCAACGGTTAGCGGAGGCATGGTTTAATACGTTTGGTAATCAAGAAAATATTAATCCTAATACTGGTTTGTCTAACGCACCTAGTAATTTTGATGGTATGCCAGATCAGGTAATTATAGACTACTTAGACCAGTACCCTGATTTACGTGCAGCATTTGGTGGACCTCCTTATACTCCAGCTATATTGGCACAAGCTAGAGCACACTATGCTGACTTTGGTAGAAGAGAGATAGCAGAGGGTGGTAGACCTAGACTAGTGCAGTTTGATTTATCACCTGCACAGCTAGAGGCATTTAGATACTCTAATACTGCATATGAAAATTTTACACCTACAGAACTACGTAGAACTTACATAGCTATTGGTGGTGCAGCAGGTGCTACTAACTTTGATAGAAATGCACAGATACTAAACAATGCAGAGTTAGCTATCTATAGAGATAACAATCCTGACTTAGCCAATCTAAGTGACTTTGAATTACGTCAGCACTTTATACAGTTCGGTAGACAGGAGATGCTACAGGGTACTAGAACTAAGATAGATGCTCTTATACCTGCTGAATCTCCATATGCAGGACTAACATCTATACAGGACATTGCTGCTTCAAGATTAGAAAGACCTGTACTAGCAGGAGATACTAGGCTAACTGCACAGAGAATAGCAGGGCAGGATGGTACAGTTCCAACAGGTACAGACATACCTACTGTTAGAGCAGATGCTAGTAAAGTAGGACAAGTAACAGGAGATCAAGAAGCTCAATGGAAAACGGCAGGTACAGCAGATGTAGCTACTGCTGGTACTTTACCTGTAGGTGCAGACGGTACACCCGGACAAGTAACAAAAGTTACGTCTAGTGACTTTCAAAAAGCTAAAGATGCTGTACGTGAAGAAACAGATGATGCTTTAACAGCTGCTACTAAAACCTTTTCTTTGACTGCTGAAGGTGATCCAGCGGCAATTCCTAGAGCAGTAGTTAGAGAGGACGAGGGGGGTAAAACCGTCACATCTGTTACAGATCTTGACGCACCTGATGCAACTCAGTTTAAACAAACTGATGCAGAAGCAGCTACACGTGCAGACATTACAGAAGCAGAGCAAGTAGAAGCTGCAGCTAAAAGACAGGAAGCTGCTCAGTTTGTTGAAAGTATAGTTGCACAATCTGCTAATCCATCTGCCTCTGCTACTGTAGCTGGACAACTTTCAAATCTATTAGGTGACTTTGATGTATCTAATCCTCCATCGTGGGCAGCAGGTGCAATGAGAGCAGCCACTGCTGAAATGGCTAGGCGTGGTATGGGTGCATCATCAATAGCTGGACAGGCTATCGTACAAGCAGCAATGGAATCTGCACTGCCGATAGCACAGGCTGATGCACAAATACAGGCACAGTTTGAAGGACAGAACTTATCTAACAGACAACAGATGGCAACATTCTACGCACAGCAACGTGCCTCTTTTCTGGGACAGGAGTTTGATCAGGCGTTTCAATCACGTGTAACTAATGCAGCTAGGATAGCTGACATTGCTGATAAAAACTTTACGGCAGAGCAACAGGTTGTGCTGGAAAACAGTCGAGCAGCAAACACATTAAATATGCAGAACTTAACAAACTCACAAGCTCTTGTTCTAGCAGAAGCAACTTCATTAGCACAATTAGATGTAGCTAACTTAAATAACAGACAACAGGCTGCTGTACAGGAAGCACAAGCATTCTTACAGAAAGACATGGCAGAGTTAAGCAATGATCAGCAGACTACACTGTTTAAAGCACAGAATCGTATACAGGCTATACTTTCTGATACTGCTGCTGACAATGCACGTTTACAATTTAATGCATCATCACAGAATCAGTCTGATCAGTTCTTTGCTAACTTAGCTACACAAACTAGTCAGTTTAATGCGTCACAAAAGAATGCAATAGCACAATTTAATGCTGGTCAAGAAAACACCATTGAAAGATTTAATGCTGAGATAGGCAACCAGCGTGATCAGTTTAATGCACAGAACAGGTTAGTAATAGATCAGGCTAATGCTGTATGGCGTAGGGCAATAGCTACAGCCGACACAGAAGCGGTCAATAGAGTTAATGAATTAAATGCCAGTGCATTACTAGATATAACAGAAACAGCTTACAATGATCTATGGCAACAGTATGCTGACATAATTGAGTTTGCATACAGAGCTGCTGAAAATCAATTAGACAGAGCTGCATCTTTAGCTGAAGCAAATATAAATGCAGATACACGTAAACAAATAGCTAAAGATGAAGCTAGAACAGCTGCAGGTAGCGCAATAGGTGGTTTAATTGGTACACTTGGTTCTGCATTTATAACTAGAGGATTATAGAAAATGGAAACAAACTACGCTAGAAAAACTTATCTTACGTTAAACAATATGCCTAGTAAAGAACCAGAGAAAAAGAAAACTGGTTTACTTAACAAGACTACTAAAGAAGAAAGCAGACCTATGAGTGAGATAGATTTAGTAAAAATGTATGTAGACACAATACGCTCACAGAGAGTAGGTTTTAGAGGAGAAGATGATGGCAGAACCTAAGTTTGACGCACCTATTCCCGGTATGTCACTGACAGCAGAGGTTGGTAATAGCCCTTGGCAAAATCCACCACAGTTAAGCAGTACACAACAGGTAGCAGAATACTACATAGAAAAACTATCTAGTGATCCATTTGCAGATAAGCTAGTGCAAGTTGCACAGACAGGTATACCTTTAACAACTATAGCTAATACAATACAAATGTATGGTGTAATGGAAGGTGTGCATAGTATAGACTCTGGCATACTGACATTGCCTATCATAATGGAGATGATGATACTAACTCTTGAAGCAGCAGATGTAGAATATGATACTGGTCTTGATGAGGGTACAGATGAAAATCCTGTAGATAAAGCATATATACTGGATAGATTATCTAAGATGGACGATACAGAAACTGAAGAACTAGTGGCAGAAGAAATGCCAGTAGAACAAATACCAGAGCCTATAGATACTGGCAGTGGACTTATGAGTAGGAGGATGTAATGGGTTTTGCATTAGGTTTGATAGCAGGTGCTGCAAAAAGTGCAGACAGGATGATACAAAAAGATATAGAACAATCTAGATTGATGACTCGTAAACTTGCTGCTAAAAGAGCAGATAGAGAAGAGGCAAACAGACTAACTTATATCAAAAATAGACAAAAAGCTGATTCAGAAATTAAAAAAGCCGTAGGAAGAATAGGTGATAGAGGAGCAGATGTGTTTCAATTTCTTATGGATAAACATGGGTATGAAGGTGCACTTGAAATATTGCCTGAGTATGAAAAGAATGCTAAATACTTTGGTGATGGTAGCATTGCTAATATGTTAGGACTAGTAGAGAGAGCTACAGGAGAAGCACCAACCATAGATTACTTATCTAGTATGGCAGTTCCAAAACCAGTTAAAGCACAGCCTATTAAAACACAGCCACTTAGTTTCTTGGATAAACTAACAGGCAGAGATCCAGCCAGTGATGTTGAAAGAATGGCACAGTTACAATTAGATCAGAGTGGCATACCTGCTATACCAGAGGGCATGGCTCAGATAGATGTAGTAGGAACTCAACGACCTGACTTTAGATTGAGAGATGACTATAGTATGAAATCACAAAAAGAGTTTGTTACTTCTAGATTAGCATTTGTAACAAATCAACTAGCTAAAGAAAATATTTCGCAAGAGCAAAGAGAAAAATTACAAGCAGATAAGGACAGTCTAGTAGATAAATTAGGTGTTTTCAATAGGGCTGAACTTGAATCTGCTGGTTCATTGTTAGATTTTGAAAAAGAATTTATGCGATTAACTGCTCTTGCAGAAAGAACAACAGATCCTAAGAAAAAAGCAGAATATAAAAAACAGGCTAAAGAAACTGCAAAATTAGCTTCAGCATGGTCAACTTCAACTAGCACAAGACACACTGGTTCAAAGGGTATATTTTTACGTACCCTATATAGCGACATACCTAAAGATGCATCTTCAGATACGTTCGGGTATGATCCAAGAAAGCCTATGGCATCTTTACCATATAGAAATGAAGCTGGAAGAACAGCAATATTGTCTGGTACTGAAGCAACAAAAATGTATAATGAATCTAAATACCGTAGAATACTAAGGTTTAAAGAGCAACATTTATCTAACCCAGATTTATTAGATGTTAATGGTAGAGATCTACTAACAGCCGTAAATGAAGATATTAGAGAGTTACAAAGATTGTTGAATATTGGTCAAACAAGTGATCCACTACCGGGTGGTGAACCGGGTAGTGAAGACCGTGATAATATATTGAGTGATACAGAAGTTAAACAGAACGGAATCACTACAATGGGAGGAAGCACTGTTAAGACAAACGAGAGTACGTTTGATGATGAAGCATTAATAGCTACAGGTGGTGCATCACCAATACAAATTGAAGGGTACGGATCTAGAGTACAAAACTATGTTAATCAAAACCCAACTGCTGTTAGAATTTTAATGGAAGAGTATAGCAAAGTTAAAGATCTACCTTTAAGTTCAGATTATAATAGATTTATGAGTACAATGGCTAGTAAATTTAACATTGACCAGCAAGACGCTGAGGACTTAGCGCAAGAACTTTTTGAAAAAACTAGACCAGTTGTAAGTGAAAAGCCATCTATACCTACAACAAGCAGAAGAAGAAATAGAAGAAATATAATAAAAAATAGGAGATAATAAAATAATGTCTTTAGAGTCCAGTGCATTAGATCTTGATAGATTAAATAGTCTTCCTAGTGTAATTGATGAAGAGCAACAATCCTCTAGTCTAAATCTTGAGGCATTAGACAATCTTCCTTCTGTGCAAGATATGCCATCATACAGTGACGCATCTGATGAAGAAGAAAGAACTATATCAAAGGAAGAATATGCTAATAATCCTGAGTTTATAGCTAACCTACAGGACTATGCTATAAAAAGATTTGGTGAAGAGGGTGGTGCAAAAAGAGAAGATGAAACTAACGAAGAATACTTTGAAAGATTTCTTACTCATAAACGTGCCATAGAAGAAAACAGTATAGATCAAGGTGGTCAGATAGACTGGATACGTGGTGCTAGTCCTGAAGATAGGGATCAGTTCGTAGATTTGTATATTGATGTAGAAAACAATCTACCCAACTTTTATGAAAAGGGTGGTGGTAACACAGGAAGTGCTCTATTTGATTATATATTCTATAACGTATCAGAGCCTATGAATTTAATAGGTGGTTTATTTGGTAGATTTTTTGGTAAGGCTGTTACGTCAAGCATAAAAGATGAGTTGATTAAGTATGGCAGAAAAGCAGCGTTAAAAAAAGCCAAGCGTGAAGGTCTTAAAAGAGGTATAAAAATAGGTGCAGTCACAGAGGGAACTGCTGAAGCTGTTAAAGATTTAGGCACACAAAGAATAGAACAGGCTAATTTAGATATAGAGGATGTAGATATTAATCCTTATAGAACGGCTCTTGTAGGCACTGTAGGTGCAGTGGCAGGTGGCATAGGTTTTGGACTACAGCAACGTGGTGAATTTGCAGATGTGTCTGAGTTAATGGCATACAGACAGAAACAGATTAAGGATGCCAAAGCAAAGGTAGCACAAACAGCAGAAGATAAAGTAGAATCAGATAAGATAGCCAAAGAGGTGTCAGATAAAGCAGATGAAGAGCTAGGAATTACACCCATAGGTGAGGTCTTTGACCCTATCAATGGTAAGGCTGTGGCGAGTGCTTTAGCAGACTATAAAAAATCTGGTGTAATAGAACCTGTAATGCAAAAAGATTTATTAAGAAGAGTAACCAGATTTGCAGAAGATATATTTGATGCGTACAGACGTAAAGGTGATCTACCACCTGAAGTAGATTTAAATATGAAAGCTACAGAGGTAATAGGTACTATCCTTAAAAATGTAAAAAACTTAAATGTAGACTCAGGTTTACTAGATCAAGCAATATCTAAAGCAGGTTTAACACCTGAAATAATAAAAGATCTATATGGATTTACTACTAGTTCAGCAGGTTCAATACTTCAAGCACCTAGTAGTCTAGGTAAAAAGCTAAAACAAGAGCGTAATCTAAGTGAAGAGTTTGTTGAACGACTAGATGAACTAGCAGGTAAAGATCAAAGCACTACAAATATATTTGGTAGGATTTGGGACTTTGCTAGACGATTAGACAGAGAGGGTAGAGCACTAGCTGTTACTAGGTTTAGCACAACGGCTGGTAACTTAGCTACTTTAGCTGCTACGCAAACAATGCAAGTTGCTGCTAACTTTGTGGAAAGTACGCTATACCATATAGGCAAATCTACAGCATCTATAATGGATGGAACTGCATCTGTTTCAGGTGCTAGGCAGGGGTTTAAAGATTTAATAAAAGATACATTTGGAACATTAGCATATTTAGATAACCCTGTATTAGCTAACGAAATGGTTTCTTATCTACTGAAACATAATCCTGCAATGGCTAGAGTTATTGACAGATCACTTGGAGAAGTAGGAGAAGAAAGTTTAAGTAAATTTACACGTATGGCAAATACACTAAACATGTTGCAGGATGTGTTTGCTAGAAGAGCAGTATTCTCAGCAGCAGCAGATAAACATTTACGTAGAGCAGGATTAGATTTTGACACTATAGTAGCAGAGAATAAAGCATTGCCTATTAGTGTATTAAAAAGTGCACAACGAGATGCATTAAGTGCTACGTTTGCTGCTATGCCTAGAACAATAACACAGGGTGGTAATAGAGCAGAGCATGTAGCACACCACTTTATACATATGGTTGAGAGGTTACCCTTTTTTCCTATAGTAGGCACAGGTGAATTACCCTACGTAAGATTCATGGTCAATGCACTAGCCCATCAACTGTCATACAGTCCTGTTGGAGGAGTTAATGCAGCTGCTAGTTTAACAAATGCAATGTATAGGAAATATGGTAAGCAGATAAACGATGCTACCACTGCTGCTGACTTAGCTAAAGCTAAAGAACAATTATCTAAGGGTATAATAGGTTCAGCCGCTTTATATGCTGCTGTGTTATACAGAGAAGAAAACCAAGATCTAAAACCACATGAGATGCGTGGGCAAGATGGTAAACCAAGTGATGTTAGACGGTTCTGGCCCGCAGCACCTATACTAACACTAGCAGATGTGCTTGTTAAATTTAAGAACGGAAAGTTTAACGAAATATATTGGTCAGAGGTAAAAGAAAATCTTATAGGCACACGTTTTAGAATGGGTCAATACGGTGGTGCTGTAGATGACATGATGCTTCTTCTATACAAAGGTGTAACTGAGGGTGTTGAGTCAGAGGAATTGGCAGACAGATTTGGTGCGTATACAGGTGAGATGGGAACTAGGTTTACTACACCTGCTAAACTAGCTACAGATATAATAGCTATATTTGATGAAGAGGAAGCTGTAGTTAGAGATGCGTCACAGATTGAGGGAGATGAACCTAGAGAAAGGTTCCTAGATGCTGCTAAGAAAAAGCTATACATTAATATGCCCTTCTTACAAAGAAACCTACCTGTAAAAGAACATACAACTAGAAGTGATGAAAGATATTTGCAAAGTCCTATGCTAAGATTATTCTTTGGTATAAGTTCTACAGAAAGAAGAACTAACGTAGAAAATGAATTACTAAAACATACTATGCAGGACTTCCAGCTATCACCTAGAACTGGAGATAACAGAGCTAGAGCAGTTGTTAATAAGTACTTAGGTCCACTGGTTGAGAAAAAAATGGGTGACTTAGTTGAGGACGATTACTACAAACAATCTAGTGCTGTAAGACAGAAGCAGTTACTGACTAAAGAACTATCAGAAGTTAGGAGACTGTCATATGCTTTGGGTAGGATGGACGCAAGAGACACACAAGGTGAAGAAGGGCCAACTACTTTTAGTAGAGGAGATTGGGTAAAACTATCTTCCCAACAACGTGCTCTAGCAGATGAGGTGTACCAAGATAAGTATGGTAGATCTGTGCTAGAACAACAAAGAGAAGATCCTTCTGTAGATCACTACAGGTTAGGTGCAGAAATAGCTAGACTGCTAACAAACCTCTAACGCTTATCACCACTACCTTGCAGTGTACCCTTCTTCAACCTAGCTTCTAACTTATCTTTATTCTGTGCAGCAATCACCCCAAGTGACATGTTTAAATCTGATGCCAGTGCTGCACAGTACCACAGTACGTCACCTATCTCTGACGCTAACTGTTCCTTCCAATCGTGAGGCATGGTATCTTCACCATCCCTAATAAGTTTCTTTACCTTATTAGCTACCTCACCTGCTTCCCCAACCAAACCTAAAGCTGGATATGTAATCTTATATTCCTCTGGATATATGGCTGTAGTCTTTGCTATCTTTTGATAATCATTGAAATCTAACATAGCATATCTCTCCTTTAACCAGTTAATTGCTGACTGCTCTAAGCTGTTCTTCATACTTTACCTTTCTCAGATTCTCAAAGTAGGCTTTGTTATAGCCTCGCTCCCATTCTCTATACTGCATAGAGTTATGCCTGTATGGGTTTATATACTTAGCACCTCTTTGAAAGGCATGGTAGCCTTTCTTAAACTGTATCTTTAGAGGTGCGTCATTCTTATTTAAGTTCCTTCTCATGCCCATCTCCTAGTTAGGTTGATCCAGTTCAGTGATAGCCATGTTATAACAATCAGATCTAACAATAAAATTATTGTCACCGTCTTTATCACCCTTTTTCTTAAACACAGCATTCTCAAAGTATTCTGTTTTATTTTTGCTTCCTAAAAACCACGCAACACTAAGGTCTTTTTTAACACGAACAAAAGCGTAGATGTCACACTTCTGTTTAGTGTTTAGTTTAGCAACAGAACATTCATAATAGCTTAGTGGAGGAACACTTGTTTGTTTTGTTTTTACATCTACTGTCTGTCCGTTATCGAGTACGATGTCATAGTCATACGTGTTTAACCACTTACCACCCATTACTTTTAATGCAACCTGTTCTCCTATAAAACCAGCTAGTGTACCTGCACCATTAAGTATGGACTGATTTAACTGCCCCATTTCTAGCGTTTTGTATCTAGCTTTACTTACCATATCGTCTGTTATATCTATCGCAATCATAACACACCCTCCTTTAGTTAGTTAAGTCCACTACCTCACAAACACCTGCTGAACATGCTAAGTCTCTAGCACCAGTAGTGCCATCCTCTTTCTCATAGTCAGACAGTTTGCTCCAATCAATCTTAGTAGGCATACGTGCTACCATCTCTAGACATGTTCCTTTATCCACCTCTTGATAAGGTGCTTGTTTGTATACATGCTCACTGTGCGGTAAAAAACTAATACCTGACACATCATCAAAGTGTTCATATACCCATGCCCCTACACCCATCCACTCATCCTTACGTACAGATATAGTAACAGACGGCTTGTGTTCACACCAGTAGTTCTGGTAGTCTAGCCATATGTTTAGCTGATCTAGTGCAGACATGTCATCACGTACCATAGCACTCTTAGGTGTTACTGTAGGAAAACTAAACACTGTAGTCTCTAGTGGTTTAGTAACATCAGGTTCACTTGGTATGCCCATGTCCATCATAAACTGTGTCATAGGGTCTTTGTTGTCTGCACGTACAGTTCTAATGTAGTACCTGCTGTGTCTTGTGTGTATGCCACTAGCACTATCAACTAGCTGTGACACAGTACCTGACGGTTTAACACAGGTTATAGCAGTGGACACACTAATGCCTAGCTTTTTTGCCATGTCTTTATTTGTTTCAATCGCTACTTTCTTTAGTTCTGTTAGTACTGCCTGTAGATTTTTCTGACTACCATTTAGCAATGGGCAGTCCATGATACCTGTAAGAGACACACCAAGTAGTCTTTCTTCTTCTGTGTTATCTTTCCATATCTTACGTAAGTATTTAAAGTCTGTTAGTGTAGACTGCATAGTGCCTAGTATGGTTGCGTACTTAACTTTTCTTTTAAGACTGTCTATTGTATCTGTTTCACGTGCAACAACCTCTGACAGGTTGCAGAACTGGTTTGGTCTTAGTATTATCTCAGAGCATGGGTTGCATCCAAACATGTGATCAGTATCTCTTCTACCACTTTTTGATGCTTGTTTTACTGCTGACTGTCTGTTGAATATACCACGTTCACCTGACTGACTCTCATATAAAGAGAGCCACTCACGCATGAATGTACCCATGTCTGGCTTCTGTGCATAGGCTACACTGTTGTTAGCTAATGCACGTTGTCCTTCATGCTCCCACCACTGCCCTGACTTAGCATGTCTCATCTGATCATCATCAATATCAGACAGGCTAATAAGTGCACTGCGTCTTACACCACCAACGACTACTACCTCACCTATCTTGCACATAATGTCATGGCATTCTAGTGGGCTTAACTTACGTCCTACTGCATTAGTAAACTTCTGGACACAAAAGTTAAACAAGTCTTCAAGTGGTGCAGGACCAGATGCCCTGCCTCCGAATGTCTTTAGCCTCGCTCCTGAAGGTCTTACCTCACTGACATCCCACATAGGTATCTGTCCTGCATACAGTATAGCTAGGAGTTCTTTGAGTGATCTTGCCCAACCCTCACGTGAATCTCCTACTTTAATAACTGTGCTTGTAGGTTCTAACTGCTCGTTTACCACAGGTAACTTTTCAACATACTGTTTCTCAACAGAGAAACCTACACCTGTGCCACACATAAGTATATACATACATTCATCAAACGCTCTTGGTGTATCTACAGTTATATATGAACAGTTATAACTAGCTACGTGACATCTATCTAGCGGTGCACCAGCAGTCATCATAGCTCTCATACTAGGCATAACAGCTAGATCCTGTACTGCCCCTGCCACTTCTTGATGTAACTTATCTGGCATTACATAACCATAGGTATCTTTAATATAGTTTTCTAAATAGTTAAAGTATCTTTCTACTGTTTCTAACCAGCCCTCTCGTCTTTGTTCAGCATCCTTCCACCTAGCGTACCTAGACAGTGCAATAAAGTTTTGATAGTCAGAAGTTAAATAGTTGTTAGTGTGCATAATCATCTCTCCATAATAGTTTTTAGTGTTACTATCTCTGCACCATCTAGGTCATGCAGATATTCACGCAATGCATCATTTATTTCAGATGCTACATCTCCATCAGAAGGCATTGGATACTCTTCTGTATCTATGGACAAAGTTAAAAAAACTTTTATCCTCATTATTTATCCACATGTTCTATTAATTTATCAAGATACCATTTAGCTTTATTAAGATCCTCTACAGCCTTTCCCTTGTAGTCAAACCTCCATAAGTATTTCATTATATTACCTTGCAGATAATACTTAAAGTTATTACCAGTAGCAGCACTGATAGCATCAATGCATTCTACACCACTTTGATTATAGTGGGGTGGATGGTTGACCATATCAAAAGAAGAAAAGGTAAGTGACTCTTTAGAGTCATTGATAGTAATAGTTTCATCACCCATAGTTAATACTCCCATCATGCCGATCCTTTCGTTTTTGTGTTAAAAGATAAATACACTACATTGCCTTGTCTGTCCACTATTTCTGGCTGACTTTGTGGCACAGGCTTATCATTGTCTAAACTGTTATAGGACTCATTTACAAAGTCACTAATGTTTTCACGTAGTGCAGGGTTGTCTTCCATTAAAGGTACAGATGCACAGATCATTTTAGTTAGATGCATAAACTTTAAGAAGTCATCATGTGATAAATGGTTACTGCCATCCCACATAATACTTATATCTACATCACCATTCCATTCATCTTCTTCCATATGAGGTCTTAACCTGATAACAAAGTCATTGGGTTCAAAGTCAGTAGGTGTAGGTTTCTTCATACTACTCTCCTTTTAGTTCCAGTAAAACATATAAACTTATTATGTTTATTCTTACCTTTTTCTTTTATCCATTCTTCGGGAATAACTCTGTTTGCATACAGAAAGTTATGCTTAAAACACCACTGACCATACGTACTCTTAGCACCCTTTCTTAACTTACGTTTACTGTTTTCAAATATAAAACGTATATCTAACTTAGGATGCTGCCTCTTAATACAAAGATGTTTACGCCTGTCTAACGAAGTAAACATACCTTTTGTCTCTATGATTATACCGTTATACAATATAAAATCAGGAGTATAGGTACGGTAGGCTAGATCTTCCCACTCAATCTTAATACTCTCATAGTCGTACTTTACTTTAAGTGACTTGAGGTAATCAGCGAGTTTCTTTTCTAAGCCTGACCTGTACCCATACTTCCTTGCATGAGCATACCTAGCATAATTCATCACTGCTTAGAAATATCTTCCTATTCCACCAGTAATAAAGGCAGGAACATGCTGATAGCCTAACGTCTTTAATTCACTACGTATAGTTGCGTCTATATCTTTACGTGCCTCTAGTGCTGATCGTAAAGCTGATGTACGCTTTTCTCTATACTCACGTTTCATTTCGACTAACTGTTTTTCCAAATCCTTTATGGAGTTTTCTAGTTCTATTAGCTCATCTTCCATTCATCTAATCCTTTCCTGTTTTCATTTTTACCAAACGCATCATAGTGATGCTTACCGTCACGAAACTGTCCGTTCTCAACGGCTTCTTTAACATCTGGGTTTGCCTCAAGATAACTTTCTTCAGGAAACTCTTTCATCATTATCCTCCTTTTTAATATGCACGTAAGAAACTGTCTTAGGTTCTTTAGCACGTGACTTCAATGCTGGCAGTTCTTGTAATGTAGGCCAACAGGCATGTCTATAAGAACACCAGCTACATTCTGATCCTAGTATTTTGTTGCCTGTCTTTTTGCCATTGAATGTTTCATCAACAGCTTCAAAGCACCGTTCTAGTTTGTCACTCTTTACAGCTAGAGCAGTCTTCTTTATTTTATACATTTCCTCCATCATGTCAAGACCATTAGCAGGAATATATTTAAAGCTACCGTTGGCTTTGTTTATCACCCACCAACCTCCCGGCTTTAGGCCAGATGCTTCAGCATACCCTGCTAACTGTCCTACGTACCCAAAGGAGTCACTCTCCTTTAGTGACGCGAAGGACTTAAACTTATTACGATAGGACCAATCAGATGCAGATTTAATATCATCTACTGCACCATCAATAGCTATGTCATATGTACCATTAATCGTAACATCTGCTTCTGGTATCTCTAATGCAACATGATCTGCATCTTCAAATGCTACCTTTGCTTCTGTTAACAGTCCCTTAAATATTGCTTCTACTATATCTCCTAACATCATGTTCATTACAAAGTTACTTGGTAGAGGTGCCGCTTCATTAGGACGGTTCTTCTGAAACCATAATTGGCATGAAGGTCTACCTACATTAGACATCCTCAATGCAAAGTCCTTACGCTTAGTACCTCCACCAAACTGACGCTTTAGCGCATCCATAACGTCCTTACCTATCTTTTCAATAGTTGCATCAGACATTACAGCCTTACCATTGGCTGCATCTGTCATGTATTGTGCTAACGTCAGTTCGGCTGGATGGTTCATTTAGAAGGGTGCTTCATCATCAAGTGAATGAAACTCATCTAAAACTTTCTCATCACTAGACGATAGTGACTCTGACTTCTTGCTCCATTCAGACACAATGTAGTTGTTGTAGTTGTCTACCCAAGACATAAAATTACTGAATGTCTCATGGTCTTCCTGTGATATAGGCAACGCATTAGTAAAGTCTGCATCCACAGTAGGCAGGTAGAAGCTGCTCCCATTAGGTAATGACTGTTCCTCAGTACCAAATGAGATTGTATGCGAGATAGGTAGCAATTTCTTTTTACTGAATGTGTTATACGTGTCACCCAATAATTTAAAAGCATTACGATTATCTATCTCCCATATAAAAGGAAAAGATTTAATATCCTGTTTAACCTCTTCACCATTTTCATTGACTACATCTTTGAGATCCAACAAACCAAATACTACACGTGTACGTTTGATCTCTTTGATCAATGTTTGCTGTGACTGTGGCAGTGCCTTGAAGTCTTTAATCCATCCTGTAGGCTTACCACAGTTAAAGCCACCATCATTATCTTTAAGGTCTATCTTGAGTGATTCACCCATAACAGTTTTAACAAACCTGTTAGGAACCGATCCAGATCCTTTAATGAATCGCTTATACATGAAGCGTTGAAGAAAAGTTCTTATGCTTGCAGTAGGTGCATAGTACATGCCTGATGCAACAGATGCATTACCATCTGGTACGTCAAGTCTGTAATACCCACCGGGTACTACTTCCATCTTTACCTTCTTACCTTTAACTTCAGTGTCACCCATGATAGGTG